TCAGAGAAGTATGACGTAACAAATTTTTTACTCACAGAACATTGTGGTTGTGAAGTAGTAAGAATGACGGTAGGTAAGAAGAAATTATCTATTATAAAATTAAAAGAGTTTGAAAAAGAAGACATGAAAGTAAAAGACAGAATATTCAGAAAGGAGGATGCTTTTTAAAATGGAACAGATGAATTTGTTTGAAACACAGGCACTAACAAAAGCTGGTGTAATAATTGAAAAAAATAAAGGTGTTGATTTATCTGAAATTTATTTTGGCACACCTGAAAGACCTGATCTTTCTTTTGAAAAAAATAAATATATTATATATCCCTCAGGAGAAACACATCCTTTTGGCCATAAGATAGAAAGTTTATCTGGAGATAAATTCCCTTTTATTGTTTCAACATTTGGCGACAGAAAAAGTATAAAAAAACCAATGTGTAGACAAGCGTTTGACTATCCAATAATTACTTTAAAAGCTGGTGAAAAAAGCGTAAATTTAGTATTTCACAAGATAGTGGGAAGAGCTTTTTTAAAATTACCTCAAGGTCTTTCTTGGAAAGACAAAGGTATAAATAGAAAATGGATATTTCATCACAAGAATAAAAAGAAATGGGACTATAGGTTACATAATTTAGAATTAATAACTCAAAAAGAAAATTGTAAGGATAGAGAAAAAATGGATGATGAATTAGTTTTAGAACAAGCAAAAACGAAAGGTTTATTTTGAAAACAATTGTATTAGGACCACCAGGCACTGGTAAGACAACTACACTATTAAATGAAGTGGATAAATATTTGAAACAAACTGATCCTGATAAGATTGGTTATTTTTCTTTTACACAAAAAGCTGCTTACGAAGCAAGAGACAGAGCTATGTCTAAGTTTAATTTATCAGAAGATGACCTACCATATTTTAGAACACTACACTCACTAGCGTTTAGAAGACTAGGTATAAAGAAAGATGAAGTTATGCAGCGTAGACACTATGAAGACCTAGGTAAAAAGATGGGACTGATAGTAGATTATCACGAATACGATAACGAACACTCAGGATTATTTACGACTAAAAGTGATTTACTACGCATAGTACAGATA